AGAATATTTCCCAGGAAAGGAGGCTCTGATAAAAGAAATCCAGGATGCACAGTAATCAGGAGGATTCTTTATGACAATTGACGAGACAAGAACATTTCTAAAATCATATAAAAGCATGGCTAACAGAGTAGAGTATATCAACAATAAAATGCTTAATGTTAAATCAATTAGATATGACGATGCTCAAAGATGTTCTTATGGCGAGCCTAAAACTCAAAATGATTACATCATCATGAAAGATGAATACTTGTCTCAGATGCAAGAAATAAAGGATTCTATCGAAAGATTGAGCAGTATGACATATAGAAACATACTGTTTTACCGATATATAGAGTGTTTGAGCGTATATGATATTGCTGAAATTATGGACTATTCTCCAGCAACAGTAAGAACGTATATACTTGATGCAGTCAAAGAATTATCAGTTATTATGTGAAAAAGTCCTAATTGTTAATGATTTGTAATAACAATAGTGTGGTATTATGTAAATACATAAGAGTCCATACAGAGATAGAGGCACATATAGCCTCTTTTTATTTTACCAGGAAGGAGAATAACAGATGAATGACATCAAGGTAACGCAGAAGCCTGTTGCTGATTTAATCCCTTATAGTCGCAATCCTAGAAGGAATGATGAAGCCGTTCCGATGGTGATGAACAGTATCAAAGAGTTTGGTTTTAAGGTTCCTATAGTTGTTGATAAGAATAATATCATCGTATGCGGTCATACAAGGTTTAAAGCAGCGCTAAAGCTAGGGCTTGAGACAGTTCCATGCATAGTAGCCGATGACCTCTCAGACGAGCAGATTAAGGCATTTAGACTAGCAGATAACAAGGTATCAGAGAAAGCTGAATGGGATTTTGAAATCCTAAGCGGTGAACTTGATGACATTATCAATATAGACATGGATTCATTTGGGTTTGAGTCAATTGAATTTGAAGAACCTGAGGAAGATGATTCTGAAAAGGTTAATGAAAGAGAAAGAACAGGAAACGCATATAACCTTGATGAATATGATGAACTCAGAGCAATAGGATTCTATCAAATGCCTACACTTGAAAGAATTGACTATGTTCCTGATGATCTTGTTGGCTTCAATTATGTATTGAATTCTGATAGATATGAATCAGGTGTTCACTTCTATATTGATGACTACCAATTTGAAAGAATTTGGGCATCTCCTCAGATGTATATTGATAAGCTGGCGCAGTTTGACTGTATTCTTACTCCTGACTTTTCTCTTTACATGGATATGCCTATGGCCATGAAGATATGGAATGTATACAGGAGCCGTTTAATCGGTCAGATCTATCAGGATAGAGGGCTTAGAGTGATTCCTACTGTATCATGGGCTGAACCAGAAACATTTACTTTTTGTTTTGATGGTATTCCTCCAAATAGTACAATTTCAGTTTCTACTATTGGAGTTAAGCGCAGCAAGGAAGCCACAAAGATATGGACACAGGGCATGGACGAAGCTATGAAGAGGCTGAAGCCAAAGAACATACTTGTTTATGGTGGTGACATTGGCTATGACTTCAAGGGCGCTAATGTAAAATACTATGACAATCATGTGACAGAAAAAATGAAAAACTTAAAAAATATATAAATCGTATATCGAAAGGAGCATAATATATATGGGTGGTAGAGGTTCTAGCTGGGACAGTGATAAAAGACCAAAAGGCGGAGACGGAAAGAGCAAATTCTCACCTTTTGGAATCGGTGATACAATCCCAAGCGTTGGAGAATTAAAAAAATCAATTGGGAAGAAAGGAAGACCTTATAGTATTGATAATGCATTGAAGAACGTTAATCCTAATCATAACTATGAGTATTCGGAATTCTCTGAAAACTGTCAGCGTTGTGTTATCGCTTATGAGTTGAGAAGACGAGGCTATAATGTAACTGCTCTTCCTACTTATAAAGGAGACAAATTACCATACAGTACGGGTAATGGTAGAGGTATATGGCAAAAAGCATTTAGACACGCTAAACCTGTTAGGGTTGGAGCCACAACCACACAGGCAGCACAGAATAAAGTTGAAAAGCAAATGAAGAGTTGGGGAAAGGGCACAAGAGGTATTATTCAGATACCTGGCCATGTATTCAACTGTGAGAATGTAAATGGGAAAATCAGATATGTTGATGCACAGACAGGAACTAAGTATTCTAGTAAGGATGTTTTTGGAAGACTTACCAAAAGAGAAGCGGGACATATCTACCTAACTCGAACCGATAACTTAAGAATTTCAGACCGAGCGCGTGAAAGCGTTAAACTATTAAAATAACTAAAGGAGAATGAAGATGGTTACTTATGAAAAGGCAAAAGAAATTGCTTTAGAAGCATTAGGAGAATTTGGCGCTAATATCAATGAAGCGTTTGAAACAGATGGCGCGTATATTTTCAATGATCGAGATAATATTTATGCTGGGAGAATTCCTATCGTTATCAGAAAAAGTGATGGCAAAGCGTTGAACTATTGGAGATATATGAACCAGTGTGGTATTACACTTGATGATGCAAAAGAAATTGATTTCTAGTTTTTAAAAGAGCTAAACATAATCGCTTAGCTCTTTTTTTAGTGTTTATAAAGGGGTGATGATAATGGCAAAAAGTGAGTTCGCAAACATGACACCAGAAGAAAGAAGAGAGAACGGCCGAAAAGGCGGACTTGCATCTGTCAAGGCAAGAAGAGAAAAGAAGGCAATGAAAGATAATCTTGCATCGCTTCTTTCCATGTCTCTCAAATCCGGTAAGATAGCCGATGTAGACACAATCAAGAATTTTGCTGCATTGAATGGCAAGAATGTGACTGTACAGGATGCAATACTCATTAAACAGGTTCAGAAGGCAATGAAGGGCGACACTAAGGCAGCGGAATTCATTAGAGACTTGAGCGGTAATAAGCCTGGCAGTAGTCTTGACATCAAGTCAAATGGACAGATAGTAATTATAGATGACATCGAATAAAGCAAAGCTTTCTGACATTATAGGCCCAGCGTTCTATGATCTTCATAAATATGTTAAGACTAATGCATATACACATTACTGGCTTAAGGGTGGACGTGGTTCCTTAAAATCTTCTTTCATTGGTACAGAGATTCCTTTAGGGATTATGAGAGATGCGAAACGTGGTGTAATGAGTAATGCCGTTGTTATCAGACGTGTAAAGGACACTTTAAGGGGTTCAGTCTATGAACAGATCAAGTGGGGCATATTCATGCTGAAGGCTGAAGAAGATTGGGATATACCTGAATCTAAGCTGCAGATGACATACAGACCGACAGGACAACAGATAATATTCAAAGGTGCTGATAATCCTAAGAAGTTGAAATCTATTAAGGTGTTTGTCGGCTATGTTAAATATGTATGGTATGAAGAATGTGACGAATTTGAGACCTATGACAAGATAACCAATATCAATCAGTCTCTTCTTCGTGGTGGTCATGAGTATTGTGTCTTTTACTCTTTCAACCCTCCCGAATCACAACGTAATTGGTGCAACAGGCAAGTTCTAGTGAAAAGGGATGATACATATGTCTCTCATACAACTTACTTACAGGCGCCACCTCAGTGGCTTGGGGAGCAGTTTCTAATAGAAGCCAATCACATGAAGGAGACAAAGCCTGATAAGTATAAGCATGACTATCTAGGTGAGGTAACCGGTACAGGTAGTGAGGTTTTTACAAATCTTGATATACGAGAGATAACTGACGAGGAAATACAGGTATTTGATAGATTAAAAAACGGACTAGACTTTGGTTATGCTGGTGACCCATTAGCATATGTCAAAGCAAACTATGACAAGACGCGCAGGCGTCTTTTTATTTTTGGTGAAGTATATGGAACTAGACTATCAAATGCCAAGGCCGTGAAACTCATAAAAGAGATTAACCCACTCAATAAGCTAGTCACTGCCGATTCAGCTGAACCAAGAACTATTAATGAATTCAAGTTATTAGGTCTCAATATCATCGGTGCAAAGAAAGGCGCTGACAGTGTAGACAATGGAATAAAGTTCCTTCAGGACTTGGACAAGATAATTATAGATCCTGTCAGATGCCCCAATGCTGCACGTGAATTCAATGATTATGAAATTGAAATGGATAGAGACGGCAACCTTAGAGGGGACTTCCCCGACAGGAACAACCACACTATAGATGCGGTTAGATATGCTATAGAAAATGAAATCCTTATGAAGAAGGCAAGAGCAGGAAAGAGGAGATTTTAAAAGATGTATTATACTTTCACGATTCCACGAGAAAAATTTGATGAAACAAACATAGACAGAAGCATGATCCTTCGTCTTATTGGAAAGCATTATAGTAAACGTGCTCCTGAGATACTGAAGAATGTCGGCTATTACTTTGGTAAGCACGCCATCATGAACAGGAAAAAGAAGTTCAAGAACCAGCCGAATAATAAGATCATGGTAAATCATGCTAAAGATATATCAGATACAGCAACGGGCTATTTTCTTTCAAACCCTATCACATTCAAGAAGAATACAGAAGACGGCAATATTGACAAGCTGACAGGTGCTTTCGTTGATGCTGAAACAGATGATACAGATTCATGCAATGCTATCAATATGTCACGTGCTGGTGTCGCTTATGAATATGTCTATTTATGTGAGCATGAAAGCAAGCTGATGACCAAGACGCTTGACCCATTGTCAACATTCAAGGTTTTCGATGCTTCAATTGAACAGCATGAACTATTCAGCATTTATTATTCGATTGAAAAAGATGATTCTACTGACATGTTCAATATCACTGCGACGGTTACAAGTGAGAACTATGTCACAAGAATCGGAATCATATGTAATGAAGAATTTGAAAAAGGCGAGTTTTCAGAACTAGGTGAGCCTTATCCACATTTCTTAGGTGAGGACCCTATCATTGAGTATAGAAACAACATGGACTGCATTGGAGACTATGAACAGCAGATTTCTCTTATCGATGCATACAATACATTATGCTCTGACAGAATCAACGATAAGGAGCAGTTCATTGACGCGGTGCTTGTTGTTTATGGTGCTCTTTTAGGTGATGACGATGAAGAAGCAACAAAAGCGCTCCAGGCTATCCGTAAGAATGGTGTTATGGAACTTCCTGCTGATGCACGCTCTGAATATCTGACTAGAACATTTGACGAGAATGCTGTGGAAACACTCAAGCGTTCAATAAAGGAAGATATCTATTCACTTTCTCATGTTCCTAATCTGACAGATGAAAACTTTGCTGGCAACAGTTCAGGCATTGCTATTCAGTACAAGCTTTTAGCACTTGAGACCCTCACCAAAACAAAAGAGAGATATTACAAGAAAGGGCTTAAGAAGCGTATAAGAATGTTCTGTACTTACCTCAATCTAAAAGCGATTGCTGCTGATCAGTCAATGATTGAGCCTGTATTTACAAGAGGATTACCACAGAACCGTCTTGAATTATCACAGATCATTGCGAACCTTAAAGGTGTTGTATCAACTAAGACACTTCTTGCACTTCTTGACTTTGTTTCAAACGTTGATGATGAAATGAAAGAAGTCAAGAAAGAACAACAGGAAGCACTTGAAACACAGAAGCAGTTATTTGATACCGGAAATCAGAATACTCCTCCAGAAGATGAAGAAGAAACAGATGATCATGAGGAAGATGATAATGATGATAAAGACAAGGAATAATAGTGCTCTGTTATGACTAACATCAAAAATATAAAGTACTGGGAGATGCGAGAAGCAAGGAACATGTACAAGGATATGCAGTTAGCTGAGGACTGCGCCAAGGAGTTGAGCGTAATCTATAGCAAGGCTGCAGTCTACACTGCCAAGCAGATTGAGGGAATATTCAATAGATTCGCTTCAAAGCATCATCTGACAAGAGACGAGGCAATTAATCTTCTTTCAGAGGCTGACAGCAGAGATTTTGAAAAACTGCTTGAAGCATACAAGAATAAGACAGGTGCCCAAAAAAGAGAAGCGCTGGCAGAATTGGAAGCTCCAGCATATAAGAACCGTATGAAGAGGCTTGATGATATTAACAAGTCAATTAATAAGCTTATTAATGCCATTGCATCCAAGGAAAGAGATGCCATAGAGAAGACAATGCGACAGGTCTATGAAAGCAGTTATCACCATGCAGTATATGAAGCTGCAAGAATGAGTGGTCTAGATCTTCAGACAGGCCCCATTGATGAAGGCGCTCTTGAAACCATTCTGAAAAAGAAATGGTCAGGACAGAACTATTCCGAAAGAGTATGGAATAATACTCAGAAGGTGGCCGATGCATTAAAAGAGGAACTCATGATAGGAGCACTTACAGGAAAGACAGAGAAGGAAATGACCGACTCAATCAACGAACAGTTCCTATCAGGTAGAAACAATGCTAGAAGATTGGTAAGAACCGAATCATCATACATTCACAATGAAGCGCACTTCCAGGCTTACAAGGACTACGGTATAGAGGAGTATAGATTTGTTGCAACACTAGACATTAGAACGTCCCAAATTTGCCGTGAGAGAGACGGAAGTGTATACAGGGTGAATGATAAGAAGATAGGCGTAAACGCCCCTCCAATGCACCCGTGGTGCCGTTCTACAACTATTATGAATCTTGATGATGAAACTATGCATAATCTAGAAAGATTTGCTAGAGACCCTGTTACAGGTGAAAGGATGAAGGTTCCAGCTGATGAGACTTATAAAGAGTGGTATCAGAGAATGGTTGAAAAGCATGGTGCTGAAAAAATTAATACTGCTGAGAAGTCAGCTAAGAATTATTCTAGTGATAAGAAGCAGTATAAAGAATATGCCAAATTATTAGGAAATGAAAATATGCCTTCATCCCTATCGAGATTTCAAAATTTGAAGTATAATGATGGTGATAAATTTAATGATTTAAAGTTAAATTATAAAGACCGCAAATTACAAAAAGAAATTGTTGAATCCTATAATTTAACGTTGCGTGAAGGGCAACAAGGGAAGCATATTTTAGGACATAACAATTATAGAGAAGGTAAAAGCTATATTGCTGATGCTTCAATGGAAGAAATACAAAAATGTATTTTGAAACATGCGGGAAAAGGTACTATAAATCGTGATAAAAATGGTAATTGGGATAACACTGAATCTATTATTGATGATACAATTACTGGATATGTGTTCAGTATCGATAAAACTTGGATAGCAACAAATAAGTTTAAAATACATTATAGCAAAGAAAAAGGAACTCACATGGTTCCTACATTAAAGGGAGTGAAGAAAAAATGACCGAAAGAGAGTTATATAATAGTTTGGGTCAAGAGGTTAAAGTATTCTGTAAGGATGGACAAATCTTGGAGGGTATTGTGGAAGGATTTGATAATTCTATTGATAACGCTCCTAGAGAAGCATCAATTGATATAAAAATGAAAAATAGATTTCATTGCATTGTGATTTATGCTGATGAAATAGAAAAAATAGAGTTAACCGATAAATAGTCTTTTTTTCTTTTATACAATCTCAAGGAAGGAGCACAATATGGCAAGGGATGATTATCATGTAATTGTTTATCAGATTCTATCCTACCTGTATATGCAGCTAAAGCAAGGAAAGGATATTGATGCATCACTCATAAGACATGACAGTAAATATCTGCAGATCAACAGAAAGTACTGGACTTATGTCATTGTGAATCTGTTGAATGAGGGATATATCAGTGGGATAGTAATTGACCGGGATATAGATGAAAACATAGAAATATACAACCTTGATAAATGTGAAATTACACCAAAAGGAATAGAATACCTTACTGATAATTCAACTATTGAAAAAGCCAAGCGATTTATGAAAGACTTGAAAGACATACTACCGTTCGTATAAGCCGACTATCTAGTCGGTTTTTATTTTGCCCAATTTCAAGAAAGGAGAACCATATGGCTGAAGGATTGAAACCACATCATCACCAGTACTTCGAGTATGACTGTAAAAGTCATTTTGACAGTCGTAGGCACGTCATTGTTAAGAAGGTGACATATATGTGCATGATATGCGGAAAACTCTCACACGAGACATATGAAGAGTACTGTCCGCCTCCCAAGGAAAGAAAACCTAAAGCATTGATGAAATACAGAAGCAGACAGAAGAGCGGTTGATGTTCTTCTTTTTTTCTGTTTGTCCATAACGTGCATATGACATTAAAAGGTGCATGGATATAACAGTCATACGGACTATAAACGGAGGAATTAAGTTATGGAATACATTAAGAATATGATGCCTTTGAACCTTCAGCTTTTTGCGGAAGAGGGGGAAGATGATACAGGCGACGAAGGGAATCCCGATAATGCGCAGTCAGGTGAACCGGAAGATGATAAAGCCAAAGTAACAACCCTCACAGAAGACGATGTGGACAGAATCGTCCAGAAGAGACTTGCCCGCGCAAGAAAGAAGTGGGATAAGGAACATACGGAAGCTGAAAGGCTTCAAAAGATGACAGATGATGAAAAGAAGCAGTATGAAGAAGACAAGAGAAAAGAAGATCTTGACAATAGAGAAGCAGCAATTACTCGTAGAGAACTGACTGCAGTTGCCAAGGAACAGCTTAATGCTGCAGGAGTTCCAGCAGACATGGCTGACTTCATTGACTACACTGATGCTGATTCCGTAAATGAATCTGTCAAGAGACTCTCTAAAGCATTCAAGGGAGCGGTTCAGCAGTCTGTTGATGACCGATTAAAAGGGAAAGCACCTTTAGACAAGGCAAAAAACAATGTATTGACTGCTGAAGAAGAGAATGCAAGAAAGGCATTCGCAAATGCACTTAAATTTTAGAAAAGAGGTATAGAACATGGCAATTAACACATTACAGTATTCAACTATTTTTCAGACTGAATTAGACAAACAGATGGAGCATCTCACTCTTACATCATGGATGGATGCCAACGCTGGACAGGTCCAGTATAACGGCGGTGCAGAGGTAAAAATCCCTAAGATGTCATTAGTTGGCTTAGGCGACTATAACAGAGATGAAGGATATAAACAGGGTGCTGTTACTCTTGAATATGAAACATTCAAAATGACACAGGACCGTGGAAGAAAGTTCCTTCTTGACGCAATGGATGTGAACGAAACCAATTTCGTTGCATCTGCTGGCACAGTGATGGGAGAATTCCAGCGTTTACATGTTGCTCCTGAAGTAGATGCTTACCGTATTTCTAAGGTTGTTTCTGATGTTACAGCAAAGAAATCAGCAAACATTCTAACAACTGCATTGACTGAACAGAATATTCTTTCTGAATTGGAAAAGGCAGCGGATACTATCCGTGATAAAGGATATCAGGGTGATATCATCTGTCATATTACATATGATACTTTAAGATTATTAAAGGAAAAGTTAGTAAACAATAACATCACATCAGGTAAATTAACTATTGGAAATGTCACATTGGACATCTATAAGCTAGATGAAATCACATTCATTCCTACACCAAAGAACAGAATGTATTCAGCTATCAAGGTTGATGCTGGAGCAACAAAAGACGCAGGTGGATATACAAAGGGTGAAACTGCTAAGAATGTAAACTTCTTAATGGCGCCAATTAACAGTGTTATCGGTGTTACTAAGCAGGACAAGACAAGAGTATTTGACCCTGATACTAACCAGGATGCAAACGCTTGGCAGATTGACTATAGAAGATATCATGACTGCTGGGAAAAGGACAACATGCTTGACCTAATCATTGCTAACGTCTCAGCTGATGCATAATGATCATTGTAAAAAGAATCAACGTTGAAAGAGTCATCCACGAGGATGACCTTCAGCGTTATAAAGAACAGGGATATCGTGTCATTGAAGACAAGAAGAATGATGAAGATACTCCTGTAGAAAACAATGAAGTGACGGACCTCAACGATATGACTGTTGACCAGTTAAAGACTATTGCAAAGGAAAAGGGCGTTAGCGGATATTCTAGTCTTGTTAAAAAGGAATTGGTCGCAGTTCTCACTAAGATGCAGGAGGAGTAATCTATGGATCTAGTTGGGATTGTTGCTGAAAGAACCGGAATGAGTCAAAGCCGTGCAAAAATCTATGTTGAAATGGCAAAACAGCGTGCTCTTGCACATACAAACCGCACTGTATACATAACTGCAATGGATTTCTGTGTGGCTGATCTAGCATGTGCCATGTACTTCAGAGAGGGCATGGTCGGAGAATCATCACATTCAGAAGGTGGCATTACATCTACTTTTCAGTCTTCCACTTATGAAGATATTCTCTCAACTCTCAACAATCTGAGACTGATTCGTGCAGGAGGAATCGTTCACGAAAAGAAGCCGGAGGAGAACCAATGAGACTTTCAGCGCTTAAGAACTATCCTGTATATGAGCCTGTCATCGAAAAAGACGGTGAAGGTGTCACTACTGAAAAGTGGATCAAGAGAAAATCAATGCTTCTTGAAATATGGCCTGCATCCGGTAAATTACAGGCTGAAATGTATGGCGAGAGACTGAACTACATTCTTAATATGATTCTTCCTAAGAATAAGGATGATGATTTCAGACCCACTGAAAAGTGGGGAGTGAACGTTTATAATCAGTCAATCGATGAACCGGATTACAGAATCATCAGCATGAAGGAATATAACAGGCACTACCTCTATGAATTGGAGAAGATTATTAAATGAGCCTTAATGGTGCTAATGAATTATTTAGAAAGCTTCGCGCTATAGATGCAGTACTTGAGAATCCTGAACAGGTTCTTGGAAAGGCTGCAGAAACCATAAGAAGTGGGTGTGTGCTAGAATGTCCGGTTGAAGAGAAGAATGGCGGTGAATTAAGAAACTCTATTAAGACAAGAGTTGAAGGTGACAAGGGATATGTTTATACAAATAAGGCATATGCTCAATATGTTGAATTCGGAACAGGTCGAAAAGGTGCTGCAGACCACTCCGGAATATCTCCATACGCACATCCTTCTTACACCATGGAACCTTGGTGGATTCCGGAAGATAAGCTATCTGAGGGTGCGATAGAGAACTATCATTGGGTAGTTATCGAAGTAAATGGAAAGAGATATTACAGGTCGGATGGACAGGCTGCACAGCCATTCATGTACCAGGGGGCAAAGAAGACTGAAAAGAAAGCAGTAAAAGAGGCTGGTATTGTAATCAGCCAGTTAATCGAAAAGGATTAAAAGCATATGATCAACATTAAAGATAAAGTATATAAGGCTCTGACAGATGAAGGCCTTGAAGTTACTGATATCTATCCTAAGGACTGGGCTCATCTTCCAGCAGTTCAGTATGTTGAGGAAGATAACAGCGTATCGGAATGGACGGATGACAAGGAGCAGATATCACATGTCCTTTACAGAATCGAAATCTGGGATACTAAGAGTACATCGGGTACAGCCTTGAAAGTTGATAAGGCATTATCAGCTATGGGGCTAAAGAGAGTATCATGCAGAGATATTGATGATGCATCAGGACTTAGACACAAGAAAATGAGTTATGAAGCATATTATGATAGTGATTACATCTATCATGGTATGTAACTGATAAGGAGGAATTATATAATGCTAGCAAATGGCGCTAAATTATCTTATGACAAGACAAACAAGGGGACTTCTTATACTGACCTTCCAGGTTTGAAGAAGATTCCTGAAATGGGTATTGAAAAAGAAAAAGTTGAAAACTCTTCACTTGATAATGCAGTTAAGGTCTATGAGTTTGGTATCGGAGACCCTGGAGACCTTGAATATACATTCAAGTATGACAACAGCAAGCCAACATCTTCATACAGATTAATGAGGGAGCTAGAAAAAACAGGAGCTACCGCAATGTTCAAGGAAACATTGAAGGACGGTACTACAACTACATTCTCAGGACAGGTCACTGTTAAAAGATCGGGCGGTGGTGTCAATGATGCTATTGAATTCACTGTTTCAATCGCATTACAATCTGAACTCACTGTTACTGACCCAACAGACGCAGCAGCATAGAAAGGAAGACATAGATAAATGGAAGTAAAAGCAAAAAGAAAACCCTTCATCATTTGGAAGATTGGCGAAGAAGAATACAGATTAAAACTTACAACAGGAGAAATCTCAAGACTAGAACAGATGTATGGTGGAAGCCTTATCAATCTTCTTAATACAGAAACAGGCATGACACCATTATGCACTATGTTGGATATCGTGCATGGCGGTCTTCAGAAATTCAACAGCAACATCGACAGAAACGATGTAAATGATATGTTTGACAGATATATCGATGAAGGAGGCTCACAGACTGAGTTCCTCAGTGATATTCTAATTCCATTGTTCCAGGTATCGGGTTTTTTCTCTGGGGCTCTCGAAACGAAGATGGAAAAGGAAATGGCGGAAGCCAAGAAGAATCTCTAGAAGATATCCTGATTACAGATTACATATACAAGGCGGTCTATGATCCAGCGCTTGATGCTGGAGTAGACCCCTTTTCATTTTGGAATTATTCGTTAGATGAGCTATACGATATTATTTCAGCGCATGAAAGAAAGAAAAAAGAAATGGTGCGACAGGAAGCGATATCTCTTCAGATACAGGCCCTTCAGATAAGGGATTGTATTTCTGCTGTCCTTAATGACAAGGATGATTCATTCACTCCTACACAATTGTGGGACTTCTATCCTTCACTTTTTGAAGAGGATAGGAAAGAGTTTGAAAAAGAGAAGGAAAGAAAAGAGGTCGCAAGCGCTAGATCTTCTCGTATTGCCTTCAGTAGAAGACATAATGAAGCATTAAGAAAAAGAAAGGCGGTGATGCAGAATGACGGTAGAGGAACTGCAGATAGTAATATCTGCTCAGACGAAATCAGCGAAATCAGAACTGAACAGCGTGAAGAATGAAGTCACCGGCCTAAAGAATCATGTTGATAAGGTCACAGGATCAATTGGCAATTCATTCAAGAGCATCCGCAATATTGTGGCGGGTCTTGGTATTGTTTCTCTGATTAAATCGACGATATTAGGTAATATTGATGCTGCAATCAAGAGAGTTGATACTCTTAGCAATTATAGCCGTGTAATGTCAAATCTAGGTGCTGACAGCGTTCAAGCGAATGCATCAGTACAGAAACTAAGCAATAAGCTTATTGGGCTTCCAACAACACTGGATGATGCATCAGGCGCAGTACAGAGATTTACGGCAGTTAATGGTAATATCTCTAGATCAACTGATATGTTCCTAGCGCTTAATAATGCTATTCTTGCCGGCGGTGCAAGTTCAGAAATACAGAAATCAGCACTTGAACAGTTGTCACAGTCATATGCCAAAGGTAAACCGGATATGTTTGAATGGCGTTCAGCGATGACTGCAATGCCTGCACAGATGAAACAGGTGGCTGAAGCAATGGGCTTTGTTAATGCTTCCGCACTAGGTGAGGCATTAAGAAATGGAAGGGTATCTATGGATCAGTTCATGAATACTCTTATGCAGCTAAATACTCAGGGTATTAACGGCTATCAGTCATTTGAGGAACAGGCTAAAAATGCGACAGGTGGAATTGCTACATCAATCGCTAATATGAGAACTGCTATTGTTAGAGGTATGTCAGATGTAATGAATACAATTGGGCAGTCTAATATTGCTGGATTCTTTACCAATATCGCAAAGGCGATTAATTCATGCATCCCGTATGTTGTCGCATTTACTAAGGTTGTGATGACTGCTGTTGGTTATCTGACGGCACTGTTTGGGGGCAAATCAAAGAAGTTAAGCTCTTCTTTCGGTGGTGTGTCTAACAATGCTAAAAAGGCAGCAGGAAACACAGGGGCTCTTGCTAAAAGTATGAATAGCGCTTCCGACAGTTCACAGAAGCTTTCTAAAGGCGCAAGCGGAACAGGAAGCGGATTAAAAAAGGCAGCAGGTAACGCTTCCAAGCTCAAGAAGGAATTGAACGGAGCTCTTGCTGGATTTGATGCAATTAATAACATCAATTCGAGCAATAGTTCAAGTGATCCATCTTCAGGTGGCTCAGGCGGTTCCGGTGGTTCCGGCGGTGGTGATATCGGCGGATTCAGCATGGATGACAGCGGAGCGGAAGAACAGAAAGGGCTTCTTGAAGAAGTAGACAAGCAGTTAGAAGAAATCAAGAAGAAGGTTGCTGAATTCTTTGAGCCTTTAAAGCAGTCATGGGATAAGTTTGGAGCGCCGATGATTGCAGCTGCAGTATATGCATTTAATGGCGTCAAGAACCTTCTTATGGAAATCGGCAAGTCAATGTACACAGTGTGGGAAAACGGCACAGGTGCAAAGACTGTCGAACTGATATTGAAGATATTTACTAACATCTTCAAGATAATCGGTAATATCTCTCAAGGACTGGCCGATGCATGGAATACTTTCGGTCTAGGTGATTCAATCATCCAGCATTTATGGAATATCTTTAACTCTATATTGAAGATTATCAATGAGATTCTGAAAATAGTGAGAGATATCACTAAAGCGATTAACTGGACTGTTGTATTAGTAGCAGTGAATGGGGTTCTTAGTATCATTGATGGGTTATTCTCTTTCATAGCAGACAATGTAGGTCTTATTCTTAGCATTCTTTCAGCTATTGCAGGATTATCATTGTTTTCTACTCTCGCTGGTATTCTTGGCACTGTTATCACACAGATACAGCTCGCAGTGGGAGTATTTTCAGGATGGGCATCGCTTGCAACTGCACTAAGTGGCGCATTTGGAATTCTTCCACAGATCTTCGCATCTATTGTAATGGCGGTGAATCCTGTAAATGTCATCATTGGGGCAGTTATTGCTACAGTGGCAGATTTATGGAAGAAGAGCGAGGATTTTAGAGATGACATAGTAAGCATTCTAGGAAATATTGCTACTATTGTTCAGAAGGTATTTCTAAATATTGTGGCACCTATCATTGATACAGTTGGGAAAATCATTGATGATTTTGTGGAAACTGTTCTCACACCATTGTGGAACGCATGGGAGAATGTATTCCAGAGCATAATGGGATTATTAAGTGATTTTCTTAAGTTCGCTACGCCTATATTCAGTACGATTCTTGATATTCTAGGACCTATATTCAAATTGGCCTTAACACTATTGAGAGGTACATTCGATATGGTATTTGCTGCAATCAGAGGAATTATTGAACTCGCAGACAAAACGATCTGTGAAAGAGTCAACAATATCAGAGAATTCTTCCGTAATCTAGGTGAATGGATGGAAGGAACTTTCGGTTTCAAATGGAAGAATGTGTTTGAAACGGTTAAGAATGTCGTCAAGGTGTTCAGAGACTTCATGGGTCCTATCATTAATTCGTTGGAAGTTGTCTTCTTGGGACTTACTAGCTTTATCAGTGGTGTATTCTCAAACAACTGGAGAAGGGCATGGTTCGGAGTCAGACAGATATTTGAGGGTATTGTTTCCGGATTAAGCAACATCTTCAAGGCTCCATTGAATTTCATGATTGATGGAATTAACAAATTCTTAAGTGGTATCGGCAAGATAAAGATTCCTGACTGGGTTCCAGGTGTCGGTGGAAAAGGATTCTCTATTCCTAAGATTCCAAGACTTGCAAAAGGTGGTATCGTAAGTGCATCCACTATTGCCAATATCGGTGAAGCAGGAACAGAAGCAGTAATCCCATTACAAAGAAACACACAGGGACTTGATATGATTGCTGAAAAGATTTCAGAAAGATTATCACTTCCTCAGAATGACGGCACAGGTGCTACCTACGTCATTAAGTTAGTGCTTGATGACGGCAGAGTAATCACTAAGATGGTGATTGACAATATTAAGGACTATGAAGCACGCACAGGCAAGCCTGTATTTGACTATTAGGAGGTGGAATAAATGGCAGATGAAGCGAAAATCAAGATAAACGGAACACTTATTCCGACTCCTTCAGAGATCAGCGTAGAAATCAATGATTTAGATTCGGATAGTGTCAGACCTGTTTCAACAGGCATCTTAAGAAGAAATAGAATACGTTCTAACATGCTTAAGATTACATGTACATATAAGTTGAATACATTCACTGATGTAATGAATATTCTAAAGGTACTCACTCCGGCAGAGTTCACAGCAGAACTCTACATTCCTAATCATGGTATCAGAGGAACTAAGAAGATGTATGCTTCAAATAAGAAGTACAATTATAAGAGAGTGCAGTCTGGTCTAAAGGCAGATTCATTCTCTTTCTCTCTGATTGAGGTGTGATCATATGCTTATTAAATATGGAAATAAAGATGTAACAGACAGACTTCTTGATTATAAGATGTCTGTCTCTTTTGCTGACTGCCGTATGATAGGCAACGTGCCATCAATTGAACTGACAATGAAGTTCGATAACTATGATGGCATTCTTGACAACATCGACATCAGCAAGTACTGGGAAGTCAAGGAAAATGATGCATCTGATACAAGATACTTCAAGGTGTATGATCAGCCGGAGAAGTACACCAAGGAACTTACTCTCAAGATGTATGACAACAATTATTCTCTTGACAAAGCATACGATACTAAACTGTCTTATCCTGTCACTATAAAAGACCAGCTAGACGAGATTGAAAGTCTGACTGGTCTTTCTATTATTCGTGAAGGAATACCGCAGTACGTTCTTGATAAGAGCGTATCATGGTACGATAACACGATTGTGATAAGAAGTTATTTAGGTTGGATTGCTGAACTGTTTGCGGCAAATGTCTATGCAACAGGGATTGATTCTATTAGGTTTGTACCAATTGAAAAGACTGCCTTTGCTGCTACACAGGATTTAACAGATTACGAGAAGAATGAGGTTTATACACTCACAAGAGTATATGCTGAAAATGGTCTCAATCCTCTTTCTAAAGGTGATGAGACAGGAAATACGCTATTCATTGATTCAGCTAATCTATATGCAGATGAACAGAACATCATAGACAGCATCTATGACAGACTTAAGGGATTGACTTTCAACCAGGTGAAGAATGTCACGATGATATCAGTTGATAACCTTCTTCCTGGTGCTCTTGTCAATTATAACGATAATGAATTCACTTTCTTTGTATCGGATCTAACTGTCAATTACAAAGGTGGACAGTTCTCTATGTCTACGGTTGACGGCAGTGTGACAACAAAGAATGAAGAAAAGACAGTGAAACGTGTATCTAATACAACACGAATCAGAAAGCTGCAGGTCCAGCAGGACCAGGAATCCTTGAAACTAGATATAATCGCAAAGGAACAGGAAGGCATCAATGACAAGATGGCTCAATTAAGCCTGTCTAATGAGAAGATATCGCTGAGGGTTTCAGAAGTTGAAGAAAAGGCTGGAGAAGCACTCAAACAGGCACAGGGCTCTGTTAAGAAGTTCATATGTGAGTATGCTAGTTCAAATGATGGAGCTACACCACCTGAAACAGGATGGTCAGAGACTTCACCGACTTGGAGACCTGGAATCTATATATGGCAGAGAACAGCTACGACGATCAACAACACCGTTACGTACAGTACACCAGTATGTATCACGGGTGCAAAAGGCGAGGATTCTATATTGTTATGTATAGAATCGTCGAATGGCACAACATTTAAGAACAGTGATGTGGCAACCATATTCACAGTGAGCGTGTATGTTGGTGGAGTTGTGATTGATAACTCTTCTAAGCTGAGAGAAACATTCGGAGATGGTGCATATCTTCAATGGCTCATTAAAAGGCATGGAGAGACAGAATTCAGCAAGATTCCGTTAGATGATTCAAGACTGAATGATAACGGGTTCATGTTTACTATTTCAGCGAAAGACATTAAATTCAAGGCAGTATTCAACTGCGAATTAAACATTTAGGAGGAAAATTATGGCAATTAAAGCGGTCAATCAGATTGACGTTATAGACTTAACCGACGGGTATTCCGTCGTATTAACAAATGACAACTATACATTCTTAGGTACTACTACTTCTGTAAACGGTACACAGACAACAACTACACAGGTAATGGCATTATGTGGTAGTGAACAGGTTCCATGCACTGTAGGAACTATTACATGTCCTACAGGCATTTCAGCAGTATCTGACGGAAAAGCACCAATGCCAACAATCACAATCACTGCAACATCTGCATTAACTAAGAGTGGAACTATTACTATTCCTATCGTTGTTAATGGTGATATTACTATCAACAAGACATTCAGTTTTTCAATCGCATTTAAGGGGCAGACAGGTCAGAACGGTACAAGTGTTACTGTAAGTTCCACTTCTGTAACTTACCAGGTTGGTGCAAGTGGCACTACTAAGCCAACAGGTGAATGGAGCACTACTGTTCCAAACGTACCTAATGGTCAGTTCCTTTGGACTAAGACAGTAGTAAAGTACTCTGACGGCAAATCAACAGAAGCATATTCAGTTTCTTACAAAGGTACAAATGGAACAAACGGTTCAAACGGTACTAGCGTTACCGTAAGTTCAACATCAGTTACTTACCAGGCTAGTACAAGTGGTACTACTACTCCGACAGGCACATGGAGCACTACAGTACCAAGCGTACCAAACGGTCAGTATCTATGGACAAAGACTGTTGTTGTATATTCAGATGGCAAGTCTACTGAATCATACTCTGTATCTTATAAAGGCACAAATGGTATTGACGGTACAAATGGTAAGGATGCTATCACGATGGCAATCACCTCAAGTGGTGGAACAATCTTTAAAAATACCGCTATTGCTACAACTTTAACTGCTCACGTATACAAGGGTGGAGTTGAAGTGACTGGCTCTGCTCTATCTGCATTAGGAACTATCAAGTGGTATAAGGACGGCGGAACTACTGCAGTAGCAACAGGAGCAACTTACACAATTGGTGCTGGTGACATCACAAACAAGGCAACATTCAGCGCACAGTTAGAAGGATAATCATATGATTAAGGCATCGGCTAGCATGACCCTCGTGAGAGTCAACGATGGCGAAGACGGGCAGGGAATTCGCTCGATCACTCCGGAGTATTACCTATCAGATTCTGCAACGGAAATGCCCGATGCAGGCAGTAACGGGTGGAAAAGCGTTCCCGATGACTACATTGACAAGCATTATTACTGGGTAAGGTCGAAGATATTATGGGATGATGGAACATATACAACGACCACCCCAGTGCTTGCAAATGATCTTAAGTCAATCATTGACGATTACGATAACAGAATAAACAACATGAACAGTCAGCTGCAGCAGGCAACTAAGGATGCTTCTTCATCCATAGAGCAGACTAAGACTTCTATCTTACAGACTGTATCAGAGAACTATTACAGTGCCTCTGACGGCAAAAACCTTGCTTCTACTGTATCTACCATTCAGCAGACAACAGAAAGCATTCAGATGAATTTCGTCAAGAAAGAGGACTTTACATCCCTTTCTGACAAGGTTTCAAACAATCAGACTCAGCTGAATACCTATATCAGATTCAATGCAGAAGGAATCGAGATTGGTAAACAGGATTCAGAATTCAAAACAAAGCAGACAAACAGCAAGTACTCTATTCTTCAGAACAATGACGAAGTAGCGTATTTCGCTAATAACAGAATGTATAACTCTAACATCGAGGTTTCTAGTTCCTTGAGAATCGGAAATTTCGGATTCATTGTTAATAGCGATGGATCATTAACATTTAAGAAAGTAGGTGGTGACTGATGGCAACAAGCGCATCATGCAGTGCGTCATTTGGAGGTGGCAATGGTAATGTCACAATGACAATGACACGAACAAGTGTCAACGTCGACGGAAACTATGATTTATGGACTGCTACACTAACTAAATACTATAAGTGGAATATTAACTCAAGCGCTACTAAATACGGCTCCATGTGGGCCAATGGCGTACTGTTATGGTCGGGTGGTGTGACTATCGGAGGAAGTGGAACAAAGACACTTGCGACAGTTACAAACATCAAGATTCCTCATGACAGCAACGGTAGCAAGCATTTTGATTTCTCGTTCTCACAGGAACTCAAAGTTACATTATCCGGTAGTTATGTGGGCAGTGTGTCTGCTTCGGGAGGTATTGACTGCGATGTTATTCCTCGAGCAACCAAGCCTTACTGTACGCCTGGAACTGTTAAATTTGGTGAAAGTGTCACAATCAAGACACCTAGAGCATCATCTGATTTCGGACATGTAATAACGTACAGTTTTTATGATAAGACTGAACAGATTGCTGATAATCAGTGGAATGATGAGTTCAAGTGGACAGTTCCAACTTCACTGATCAGCAAGATGCCCAATGCTTCACAGTTCTATATTTGTTTCAGAGTAGATACATACAGTCGTTCCGGTAAATTCATCGGTAGTAATTACTGTAACTTGGATGTTGTACTGCCATCGGGCTATGAGCCAACTGTAACAGGAATCACATACACAAATGAAGATACTGCCATTGCAAGCAGATTCGGTGCTTCGACGATTATACAGGGTGTATCGAAGGTCAAGTGTAATGTATCTGCTACGGCAAAGAACGGCGCTACAATCACTTATTACAACAACGAGATTGATGGACAGCTTATTCCTGGTCCTAATTGTTACTTTACTACTCAGCCTCTTAAATCCTCTGGTACAGTTGTTCTTAAATCGACAGTTACGGATTCGAGAGGGCAGAAGGCTACACTCTCCAAAAATATCAGTGTTACAGAGTGGCATTCACCGACTGTTAAGAATGTGAGCGCTCAGCGTTGGAATGTAACATCCAATAAAGCTGATGATGAAGGTACGGCAGTTAAGATCACTTATTCATTCTCTATTGCACCTGTTAACAGTAAGAATGATAAGAATGTCATGATTCAGTACAAGAATGGAGAAACATGGACTACTCTTGCAACCTACACTAATTCATACAGTGGCGAGAATAAGGTATATATATCATCTGCTGGCAAGTTCAGCACAGATAATGCCTATTCGTTCAGAGTGCTTGTTAAGGATTATTTCACAACAGATGGCGTTGCAGCTTATGCAGCTATTGCGCCATCGTTCAAACTGCTTGATTTTTCTGCTGATGGTCGAGGAATCGGAGTTGGGTGCAAGGCTGAAAGTGGAAAATTGAAGGTGGACATGCCTCTTGAAGCACCGACTATCAATGGATATACACTTGATTTAGATACAGAGAACACTAAAGATACCTGGATTCCTGTATTGACCGATAAGAAGGTACAGCATAGAGTTATTGGCTGGTCACAATGGTATTCGTGTGGTGTTAATGAATGCGGTATTACACTGAAATACCGATATAACGACGGATTGAAACTCTGCGAACTGAATTGGGATGGTTCGGTAAATGCGACAATTGGAAACAATACAATGGGGTATATGTGGGAAGGATTTCCTGTAGATAAATCACCTAAGAAAAATGTGTTCATTCCAGTTCAGACACAGAGTTCTGACTTAACATTGAGGTTTTACCCTGTCACAAATGATATCACAGCGAATCATTGGACATTGACGGCGATGCACGGAACAGTATCAACAGCGTACGTGTGCGGCACATTTATTTACTCATACGCTTAAAAAGGAGAAAAGAAAGAATGAAATTATATGACACATCATTAAAATACATGGATGCGATTAATGCGGTTGGAGGCACTATTGTAGCAGTATTGACTGCTGCATTAGGCACACATTGGTTTTTATTCGTAGGCTTTTTAACATTAAACATCATTGACTACATCACAGGAATTAGAAAGTCTAGATTAACAGGCAAAGAAAATTCCGCTAAAGGAGTACGTGGTGTATGGAAGAAACTAGGTTACTGGCTAATGGTGTTAGTTGCTTTCTTAGCATCTGCAATCTTTATCGAGATTGGACAGACAATCAATGTCGATTTAACTATCACAACTTATGTGGGATGGTTTACTCTTGCTTCTCTAATTATCAACGAATTAAGAAGTATTATTGAAAACTTCGTTGAAGCTGGCGATAACGTACCAGCAGTACTTACAAAAGGATTAGAAGTAGCAGAAAATGCTATTAAAAAAGGAGAATAAAACATGGAATTACAAGACACAATTGAATTAATGAACAGCGCTGAATATAAAGACAGATTTAAAGCGGAATACTATCAGGCAAAAATCAGATATGACAAGTTAGATGATATGACTGTAAAGTACGAGGCTCGTACGTTGACATTTATCCCTAAATGCTCATTAGAACTCTTAAAAGAGCAGAAAAAGCATTTAGGAAATTATATTCGCACTCTAAAGATTAGAGCGGAAATCGAAGGAATTGAATTATAATAAGAAAGAAGGTATAAAATATGAATTTTAACGTACATGGTGGACATAGCTTAAAATGTCGTGGAGCAAGTGGTTTATTAGACGAAGTCAATGAAGACAGAAAAGTTAAAAATAAAGTCATTGAGTTGTTAAGAGCAAACGGACATACAGTATATGACTGTACTGATGATAATGGAAAAGACCAGAATTCTAACTTAAAAGCAATTGTAAATAAGTGTAATGATCATAAGGTTGACTTAGATGTCTCTATTCATCTCAACGCTGGAGGCGGAACAGGTACAGAGGTATATGTCTATAGCGACAACTCAAAAGCCAAAGATGAAGCTGAAAGAATCGTCAAGAATATTTCTAACACTCTAGGTATTAGAAATAGAGGTGTTAAAACATCTACAAAGTTATATGTGTTGAGAAAGACTAATTCTCCAGCACTTCTAGTTGAGTGTTGCTTTGTTGATAATGCAACAGATAAAGTGAAATGGAATGCTGATCAGTGCGCAAAGGCAATTGTAGAGGGTATCTTAAATAAGAGTGTTAATGAACACGTTGAAACTCCTACACCTAAACCACAGAATAATGCATCTAGTGCTTTAGGTACTTATATGATTACCGCTAGTGATTTAAGTGTTAGAACCGGACCAGGAACTAACCATAGAAGAAAGACATATGAAGAATTGACTAAGAACGCCAAGGCTCACGATTACGATAAGGACGGATGTATTAATTACGGTACTCGTGTCACTGTTTCACAATTCGATGGAGATTGGGCAAAGATTCCGAGCGGATGGGTTGCTAGAAAGTATTTGAAGAAAGTATAAACTACACACCAATTTATATTCATGAGAAAAGACCAGGGCTATTTGCTCTGGTCTTTTTTTGCTTTCTCAATAACTGCTTCCATTGTTTTTCTTATAACTTCAGATTGTTTGATTCCTAATCTATTGCAAGCATCTCTAAATTCTTCTACAAATTCGCTAGGATATGAACAACTGAGTTTTTTAATATTGGCTTTTGCAT